GTTAAGAAAATGCGCGTTGCGTCATTCATTGGAACAACATTACTACAAGATGTGCCGTCTCCGTACCCTCACGACGATTATCCCTATGTTCCTTATGTTGGTTATCTGGATAGGTATGATCAGCCTTTCGGAGTTCCTAGGCAAATTAAAGAACAAGACTCTGAAGTTAATAAACGCCGTTCCATGGCCCTCTCGTTAATGTCTTCCAGGAGGATAATTACTGAGGAAGATGCTTCATCTGACCAAAATGCTACCTTTAGAGAAGCTAATCGACAAGATGGCTTCATTGTCATGAAGAAAGGCAAGATGGATAGAATCCAAATCCAGGAAATGGGGACCTTAGCGCCAGCTCAGATGGATGTTTTGGCAGCTTCAGAACGCGAAATTCAAGAGATTTCTGGCTCGCATGAGGTTACACCTAGACCAAATGTCAGATCGACAGGTATGATGGAGCGTCAAGAGGCAAATTCTGCTGCTATAACGGCTTCTCTCTTGGATAATGCGAAAATGTCTGACCGTATGCTGGGTGAGAAACTTATGGCTCTCATTCAGGACACATGGACAGACGAAAAAGTACTCCGTGTTACTGATAGAGTAACTGGAACAGAGAAATTTGTAGCATTGAATGAGCGGTATATTGACGGTACCGGTATACAAGTACGTAATAACATAACTCAGGCTCGCTTTGACATAACTATAGGCGAAACTCCAATGACTGACACTATGCGTGAGAAGCATTTGGAGAATATATTTGCTGCACTTAATAAAGCGCCTCAAGAAGCTATTGGGCCACTCATTAATCTGGCTATGGAGATTAGTGATCTGCCGAATAAAGACGAGCTTCTCTCACAAATACGGAAAGCAACTGGGCTACCTGGATTTGATAACCTTAGCACAGCTGAACGAGAAGCACAAGAGCAACAAGAAGCTGAGGCACAAGCGCAAAGGCAGCAAAAAGAGCAGCAAGATCAAGACATAATGATGCAGCTTGAGCAAACTAAGCTCCAGGCAGAGATTGAGAAGCTAAAAGCAGAAGCACAATCAAAACTGCAAGATGCCGCTGTTAAGAAACAAGATGTTGACCAGAAAGGTTTTGCAGCTGGCATTCAAGCAGTTCAAATGATGCGTAATAACGAAAAGGAAGGCCCGACAAGATCTGAGCAATCTCATAGCAAGTCGAAGCCTAAAAAACCAAATAAAAACAAGGAGGTGATCGCATGACAAGGCAAGAGGAAGCAGCTTTCGAAGCCAAAGCTGAACGACATTTTAAATCACATCCAGAGCTTCCTAATGGCCGAAATGTTTGGGCTTGGAATAGACAACATCAACCTGAAGCGGACAAAAAGTTTAAAGAGAATTTTGATCGTATATTCCCCAATGCCCCTGGCTTTGGGCTGTAGTTTTCGTGTGGGCGTATCCCATAACTAATTGTCGCCCTATGAGGCGTTAAAAAGGAGAAGCAAATGCCATCAGAACAAGCAGTTGAAAATCAAGGAGTAGAAGAAGTATCTGGCAACACAGCAGAAGTAGACATTTTTCTTTCACAAGGAATAGAAGGGCCTTCCGAAGCAGAGCTTAGGGGTGAAGATATAAACCAAGAAGCCAAGACTACGGAAAGTGAACCAGAAGTTAAAGTGGAAGAAGAAGTCAAGGCAAATGAGTCCGAAGAAGAGACTGAGACCACGGAGGAAAATACGGCCAACTCCGAGCCGAAGGTTGAAAAAACTCCAAAAGGATTTGTTCCATTAGCTGCTGTACATGAAGCCAGAGGGGAGATTAGGTATCTCAAAGAGCAAGTAGCGCAAATGCAAGAGCAGCTAAAAGCTGCTAGCACGCCGAAATCCGAGGTTAAGGACGTAGGTCCTGAGTTCGAAGTTCTGTCAGACGAAGACTTCGAAGACCTTGCAGAAGATAACCCAGCGCAAGCGGCTATTTATCTTAGGCAATTAAGTGCTTATGAGTCACAGCAGCGCGCAAAAGCTGACGAAGAGCGTAGGCAAGCAGAATTTGCACAAGCTTACGACAATATAATAGATACCTCGGTAGCTGAGATCGAGAAAATAGCGCCTGGTATTTTTGACGAAGATTCAACTGTACAAAAGGAGCTTATGGAGTTTGCAGATACTTTAGGTTTTTCTGAGGATCTGTATTATCTCACGAACCCATCTACAAAAATTATTCTCCCCGGAGAAACTGAACCACTACTCTTGGGTGAACAAGCTGCGACAATTCTGGGTGTGTTAGTTAACGCTAAGACAAAAACAAAGGCGCCTGATACTTCTAAACTAGAAGCTAAACTCAGAGAAGAAATTACAGCTGAAGTTATGAAGAAGTTTAAAAATTCCTCTGAGTCTTATAGAGGACTGAATCAGGTTCCAAAAGCACAAGGTGGTACACCTGAACCTGCGTCTTTTGCAGATAAAGTGCTTACCACAGAGCAATTATTAAAATTATCGCCAGCTGAATATGAAGCGTATTTAGCGGGCAATTAAGGAGAAATTAAATGGCTGATGTAACTCGTACTAATCTGGACGTGGTACGCCCCCTTGGAGGCGTTCCGTTTGGAAATATGACAATCCTGCCTTTCGAGCTCACTGTAGCGGCTGGAGTTCTCGCGAACTCGGACAAAGCTACGGCTGTAGCAGCTACCGATGTAATTTACGTCGGTACTATTCCGAAGGGTTTTAAATTTTATGATATAACTGCGAAAGCAATTGCCGCAGTTGGGGCCGCCACTTCTACTATTGATGTAGGTTTTGAGTACGTAGATGGTGTTGACGTTACTGCGCTCCCTGAAGATGCTGATGCATTTTTCGATGCTCAAGCTACTTCTGCGGCGTTCTTTGCAAGGGGTTCTCTGGCTAAAGTACCGCCTATCGCTCTTACCAAAGACGCTTATCTCACCATTACCGTTAACACGGCTGCGTGGGAAGGAACTGCAACCCTTTACATTACTCTGATCGGAATCTGCGATCAATAATTTTTAACATAGAGGTTTAATTATGCCCGCAACTGAATTTGCATTAAATGACCCCTTGGCGGTCCAACGGTGGTCAGGATCACTTGATGTAGAAGCTGTCAAGAAAGCCTATTTCCCTAAGTTTATGGGAACCGGTAAAGACAGTATTATTGTTATTAAAAATGAGCTCAATAAAGCAGCTGGTGAGAAAATCACTGTAGCACTGAGAGCAAAGCTTGCTGAAAATGGTGTTGAAGGTGATAACATCATTGAAGGCCATGCGACTGGTGAAGAAGCGCTGAGCTTCTTCAACGATTACCTGTTTATTGATCAACTCAGAAAGTCTACCAAGTCTAAAGGTAAGATGTCTGAGCAACGTGTGCCGTACAATATGCGCGCTGAAGGCCGTGATGCACTGGCTACTTGGTGGGCTGAGTACATGGATGAGCAGATGTTTATGTATCTTTCAGGTGCTCGTGGGGTAGATACATCTTATAAAGTACCTATTGGGTGGACTGGTCGTGCCAATAACACTTTGACTGCTCCTGATTCGTCTCATCAATTTTATTCTGGTGACGCTACCGGTGCAGCTGACCTTGCTACAGATGATATTCTTGGTCTTCTGGACATAGAGCGTCTTGTAGCATCAGCTGAGACTATGGATCCTATGATCCAAGGTATCAATGTTGGCGGTGAGAAGAAGTTTGTATTTCTTATGCACACCTATCAAGCCTTCCAGCTTCGCACTTCTACGACCACAAACGACTGGATGGATATCCAGAAGAATGCTGGTAACCGCGGAAATAACTTGGTATATAAGAATGCACTTGGAGAGTATGCAGATGTAATTCTTCATAAGCATCGTAACACTGTTAGGTTTGACACCACTACTCATAATGTAGCTGCTGCAAGAGCTCTCTTTATGGGTGCTCAAGCTGGACTCATGGCTTATGGTCAAAACTCCTCTCCTAATCGTTATTCTTGGAACGAGGACAAAGATGACCGTGGTAACGCTCTGGCTATTACTGCAGGGGCCATATTTGGTGTTAAGCGCGCAACTTTTAATAGCAAGGCTTTCGGTCTTATGGCTATAGATTCTTACTGTCCGACTCCCGCTGGCGTAGTTACTAGCTAATATGGAGTTAGTTTGAATTAAACCCAGGACCTTGTGTCCTGGGTTTAGGAGGAAAATATGCTATTGAAATATACTGGAAAACGGAAAATGTTCACTTATATGAACTTGGACTTTTCTACAGGAGTAGCTGAAGTAGATGATATCTTAGGCGCAAAACTCATAGCTGAGAGTAATGGTACTTTTATTAACGCCAATGAAGCTGCGCCTGTTATTAAAGCAGCACCAGCAGATAAGCCCGCACCTAAACCTAAACCAGTTGCAAAAGCTAAACCAAAAGTAGTTAAGAAAGCTAGTTAGTTTGAATTAGGGCCTTTACGGAGGCTCTACTTGAGATTAACTCTATCCTAAGGTTATTATGGAATTGACAGAGCTAGAACAAGCGTTTAGAGATTTGACGTCCGATTTAGTAGAACCATACTTATGGTCGTCTGATTTGGTAGCTAGCTATGCTGATCAAGCTGAGCAAGAGGCTTGTTCAAGGCGGCCATTGCTAACCACTTCTACGGATTCTACACTATGTAATATTACTATTGTTTCTGGTACCTCTAATTATTCTAGACATCAAGCTATTTTACAGGTCTATAGTGCCAGGCTTACTATAGGGACTGATATTTATAACCTCTTTATAACTAATGAGAATGAAATAAATTTCATAGATCCTGATTGGTTCTTGTTAGAAGCAGGAACACCGGAGTACTTAATTCTTACTGACACCGGGTTTAAGTTAGTTCCTACACCAAATGCTAACGGAACATTGAACCTAAGTATATCACACATTCCCATCTATAGAATTTCAGAGACTGGCGAGCTATCTATAAGCGAAGCACACCAGTATAATCTTTTATATTGGATGCTACATTTAGCCTACTCTAAAATGGACGCTGACACATTTAACGCAGATCTTTCTGCGTTAAATGCAATGAAATTTGCAAACCATTTTGGAGACCCAAGGGACGCTAATATTGTTAAGTCTGTTCGTACAGTTCGTGATACACGAGCTCAAGGAGGCTGGATTTAATGGTCTATACTAGCTCTAGAAGCGGCGAAGTAACCGCCGGACCTTTTCCTAAAGGTATGAATAATAAAACAGCTGACTATGACTTACCTGATGGTACAGTAAGAAATATAGTTAACGCAGATATAACAGACTCTGGAACGGCTAGACAACGAGCAGGTTTAACAAAAGTATACTCTGGGCTAGCACTTAAAGGTGGTTACAAAGGATACTTTATAGAAGGTGGCGATCTTTGTTATTTAAATGATAATTTCACAAAAACTATTTTAATATCTGGACTTACCGGAACTGAGTTTTGTTTCTGCTATCAAACAGGGAAAGTATATTTTAGTGACGGTGTAATAAATAGAATTTTGAGCGGTACTTCTGTTTCTAAATGGGGGTTATCAGCTCCTTCAACTCCTACTATTATAGGTACTACTGGTACATATAGTCCAGGAACATATTTAGCAGCTATTTCATGGGTAGATATTGATGGCGTAGAGCATGGGTCTTCTAATATAGCTAGCTTGTATTTAGGCACTGCTGGCGGAATTTCATTTATTAATTTGCCAGCTTTAATAGACGGTGCAGTAGCTCTACGACTTTATTTATCAGCTGTAAATGGCAAAGAACTATACCACATAGCCGATGTTACCTCATCTAGTTACTCAATTATGTCTGGTAGGTATGATGAAGGGTTACCAGCTGAAAATTTATTTGTTTCTCCGCCACCACCTGCGTCTATAATAAGATTCTACAAAGGTCGAGCTTATGTAGCCGATACTAATGGAGTGCTATGGTATTCAAATCCTTTTGCGTATTCGCATTTTGTATACTCTAGTAACTATATAGTTTTTTCTGAAATTAATATAGTAGAGCCTGTAAATAATGGAATTTTTATAGCTACTGATACAGAAACATTTTTCTATGAGGGCACTCCTGAAAATGGGTTCAATATTACAAAAATACTTGACTATGGAGCTATAAAAGGTACAGGATACAGGGATCCAAAATCTACTGATGTACTATGGTTGTCTACCCGTGGTATAATACGTGGAAGTGAAGATGGCTCATTTGAAAATACGCAAGAAGCAAATGTAGCCGTTGAGTCAGGCGACTCAGGCAGTCTAATAGTTCGTGAACAAAATGGATTAAAACAGGCAATTTCAGTAATTAAAAATCCAACAACTTCTGTATTAGCAGCCACGAGTTTTATAGATGCAGAAATAATAAGGAGATCTTAATGGAAGAGTTAAAAGGTGGATTTGAGTATACCATTGAGCATTTAGATAGATATGGCACAATTAAATCTGTTGAAATTATAAAAAATATAATGCCAACAGTCGCATTGAACCATATATTATCAGCTACTTTGCTGGGCGCCTCGCAGTATACATCATGGTACCTAGGATTATACACAGCTAGCTATTCTCCCGTTGCTGGTGATACTATGACTTCTCTCATAGGAGCTTGTAGTGAAACAAGTGCATACGGAGCTGGAACTAATAGGGATGAAATTACATTTCCTAGTGCATCTGCGGGAGCAGTAACTACTGCAGCTGATCCTAATGTCCTTACATTTACAGCCAATACTACAGTAACTGGCGGATTTATAACAAGCGGTATAACTATAGGGGGTACAACCGGCATACTGCTTTCTGCTGTTCAGTTTTCAAGCCCCAAAATTATTGAGTCT